GGAGATTCTGAGCTATCCCATCGACTCCCAAGGAGCGTTTTTGAGGTTGGCCAAAGGATCGTGACCCAGATCTCAAATCGCTATCAGAAACCATACCGTCCATCAGATCGGGATGGTGTCGTGGACCATCATATGCATATTGAGTATGCTCCTCTCCGGAACCAATCTGGGAGTTGGCTCCTGTTGGCGAGGAATGGGTACATGCTGGAAGGTTTGGAGGAAGTTTTGAGGGCTCGTGGGCTCCCATATGCCAGGAGGACCGGCCCCGTGGCCTCTGAGAAGGAGCTAGACGCGATTGCTCTGTGGGATTCCCTGCAGAAGGGCCGCATTTCTGTGCTCTCCGCGTCTGAGGCCAGGGGTCTGTATAAGACCCTGGGTAGACCACGCCCAGCGCTTAGGGAGCTAACAGAGTATGGGCCAGGAGAGCTTGAGTTGGACCTCGCCAAACCTTGGACCTATGCCATGGCCGGAGGGATCCCAACCTGGAGGCGCGACTACTACACAGAGTGTATGAACCGGGGAGAAAATTTGAGGCTTGAGCCAAGGTTCCGAGTGGAGACAATTCATGGGGTCAAGGGAGCCCAGGCCGACAATGTTCTGATGCTCCTCGACTACAGCCGGAGGACCGCCAACGGATTCAACCTCAAACCTGATCATGAGCATCGAGTGTTCTATGTCGGAGTGACCAGGGCCTACCATTCTCTTCACATCATCCGTCCCCAAACATACAACTCATATCCAGGGCTGTCGCGATGACCCTTTCCAACTGGGCCTCCGCAACGTATGTTTGTCTGACGCCAAAGAATTGGAGAATTGAAGAGTATGGTCACACGAATCGCATTCCCAACCCCATCCTCCGTGGACATCCGCGAGTATGCGGATATGAAGGTGGCGGAAGCATCAACGTCTGGCATCGCAACAGGCGCAGTTTACATCTTTGCGGAACTCACCCCAGAGTCCATCCAGGTCCTCAACCTTGGCCAGATGGACGTGATCATCGGTCTGTACAACAGGATAGTAAAGCGCATCACAATTCCAGCGTTCAAGCCAGAAGCCACACTGCTCTGCTTGGACATAATTCCAGTACTTGCCAAGGAGGCAAATCAGATGGCGACCAAGAAGACAACCCCAGCCAAGAAAAGCCCAGCAGCCAAGAAGCCAGCAGCCAAGAAGGCTCCGGCAAAACGGTCATCTGGCTTGGAGGGCAAGAAGCTCTTCAAAACTGGGGAGAGGGAGAAGGGCAAGGGCCACAAGAACTCAAGGCGTGCCGTGTCCTACTCGTTGATCAAGAAGGGCATGAAATACGAAGCTGCCATCGCAGCCGGAGCCCACAAGGACGACATCGCACGGATGTTGTACGACAACCAGTTGGAAGCCAAGTAAACTTCCAACCCATCGGTAGGCCAGCGAGCCTACCGCAACCCCACTTGCCCATCGAGGGTGAGTGGGGTTTTCACGTCTAGGGGATACGTCCAAAATGCGAATCATCGGCGCAGGAATGGCAGGGCTGCTGGCCGGCAATATGCTCAGACGATACCAGCCCAATATTTTGGAGGCCAACCGGGAGCTACCGGACAACCACGGGGCACTCCTCCGTTTCAGATCCAACGTGGTAGCTGAGGCCGTGGGCCAACAGTTCCGGGAGGTGTCGGTGATGAAGGCCATCCGGCATTCCACGGGCATGCTATCCTCCGGACCTCCAGACCTGTCCCAAGTCAATCGCTACTCCATCAAGGTGACCGGGAGAGCGATGCCCAGGAGCATCATGAACCTCGATACTGTCCAGCGGTGGATCGCTCCTGATGACTTCCTTGAGGTCTTGGCCCAAGGGGTTGGCGGGCAGATCTTTTTGGACAGCTATGTCAACATGGATGGGATCCGAGGAATGGTGGAGCAAGGGCTCCCGATCATCAGCACGATTCCAATGGGGTCTCTGATGAGCATGATGCCGGGATGGGATGACCGGGAACCTATCTTTCCAAGGACTCCAATTTGGTCGCTCAGGGCTCGCATCATGGGGCTCCCGGAAGTGGACGTTCATCAGACCATCTACTACCCAGGGCGTGAGCCATTCTATCGAGCTTCGATCACAGGCAACCTCTTGACGGTTGAGTATCTCCAAGAGCCGGCAGCGGTGGGCCAGACGGAGGGATTGCGGCTCATCCTTCAAAACGATTTTGGGATCGAGGTGAAGCCGGAGTCCATCACCTTCAAGGCCATCTACTTCCAACCCTTGGGCAAGATCCTCCCCATTGATGAGGAGATGCGGAGAGAGTTCATATTGGAGATGACAGACCGCTACAAAATCTACAGCCTGGGGAGGTTCGCCACCTGGCGTCAAATACTCTTGGACGATGTCGTGAATGACATACGTATGATTGATAAATGGATCACTGGTAGAGACTCATACAGACGGAGAATTGAATCATGAAAGTCACGCTCATTAGTCACACACCCAATGCCCTGGCAACCTTGGTCTATACCAAGAGCACCAGGCTCAGCATGACGGCCACTGGCTTCGATCAGATTTTGGCGATGCCGGAGGAGAAGCTGATGGAGGAATGGGAGTACATGAAGAACACCATCAAGAGCAGTTGGGAGTTCCTGGAATTTCTGTTCTTGATTGAGGACGTATCGAGGGCCTTCACCCATCAGTTGGTTCGCCATCGGATTGGTACCAAGTTCGCCCAGCAGTCGCAGAGGACCGTGGACATGGGAGGGTTTGGATTCATCATGCCTCCGCCAGGACTCGATGACCCTGGGATAGCTGACGAGTTTGAGTTGGCTTGCGAGAGCATTGATGACTCATACCAACGCCTCATATCTGTCCATGGAGTGAAGCCTCAAGACGCACGGGCCTTGCTCCCAACGAACGTGAGCACCAACATCAACTTCGGCTCCAACCTCCGGACCCTTCATGACATGGCTCGGCTCCGGCTCTGTACCAAGACGCAAGGAGAGTTCCAAGACGTGTTCAGGGCCATCAAGGCTGAGGTCCATCGAGCCCTCCCATGGGCCGCCACGGTCCTCCAAGTCGAGTGTTGTTGGAGCGGCACGTGCGCCTTCCCTACGTTCCCAACGGAGGACTGCGTACTCAAGCCCCACGTGTACGATCCAACGACTGGTTCGGCATATCAAATCAAGCCAGGCTTGCTACACGAGAAGAAGCCATCCACCCTTGTCCAGCTTCGTGAGATTGACGCCACAAGGGGCAACGGATGAAGCCCTGGGTAGGGGTGGACTTGGACGGCACGCTGGCCTTCTATGACCACTTCCAAGGAGCCGGTCATATTGGGGAGCCCGTGCCACGGATGCTCAAGTTTGTCCAGGGTCTCCTCGATGATGAGGTTGAGGTCAGAATCTTCACGGCTCGCGTGGGGCTCCAGCAGGATCCTCGTGACATCCAGATCGCCAGGAGCAAGATCCAAGAATGGTGCCTCATCCATCTGGGGCAGGTCCTCCCGGTGACCTGTGAGAAGGACTATGGAATGGTGACCCTGTATGATGACCGTTGTATCACCATTGAGAAGAACACAGGACGGCTCTTGACAATCTTGGAGGATGATGATGGCTAGACCAAACCGGGAGCACCAAGCTCTCATGAAATCCATCTTCAAGGAATCGCTTGCCACGATCATCGAGCGAGAGGCATTGTACGGATCCGGTTCAGGGGATCTAGGAAGGGCCTTGCACGCGTTATTCCCTGAGGGGGTGACCCTAGATACCCCTGAGGACTTCGCACGCTTCTCCGACTTCCAGCAAGTGGTCGCCAAACTCAACCGATACGCCAAGAGCTTCAGTGACGGAGGGCATCTGGATTCGATCCATGACGCCGGCAATTATGCCAAGCTCCTTGAGGCCCAAGACCGGAGGGCAGCAGAATGAAGCGCAAGGTCTGGATGATCTTTCCAAGCCACAACCAGGACTGGGCCACGACCATGATTGGATCCTTGGAGCACATGGAGCATTTCATGAAGTGCTACAACGTTGGGATCCTGGTCCACGCCCAGTGGCCGCACACGCGAGCATCCGTGCGAGAGATGAGGGATGCGTTTCTGGATCACGGGGCCAAATCTTGGCACGATGTCTTCAGCACCCAGAGCGTTGTCAAGAGTTGGAAGATGGAGGAGCTTGGCTGTCCAATCGCCACCATACGCAATGCGTGTTTCCGTGGGACGGTCATCGAGCCGGGAGACATCATCTTCAACCTGGACGATGACTTTGAATTCTCGGGTGGGACTCTCAAGTACCATTGGTCATCTGGCGACCATTACTCAGACGTCATCGAGTACATGTTTGATAATCCGCGATGTGGGTCGGTGATGTGTACGGGCCACCTTGGCGGGACTGGAAAGGAGCGCACAATCTATCCACGAGTCCACGACCTGTGGGCGACCAATCGTGGTTTGTTTCTCCTCCGGATCCCAGAGATGAAATTGCCGTTGGTTCCCACCTGGTCTCTCCGGATGAGAGGAACGATGGAGGAGACCGCCATGGTGTACTCAAGGATCGCTGAGGGCCTGTATCCTGCCAAGACGATGAACTGTCCGACCATCCATCGCAATGCGGGGAATGCGTCCAGAGACGCCCATGACGATCCACTCCACTACATCGAGTATCAATACCTTCACACGACCAAATACATCCGTGAGAAATGGGACCAACCGGACTGGGACTATGAGAAGCGGAGATTGCCCCAGGGGCTCATCAAAGAATACCTGGAGGCCGGTGGGGATCCGGAGATGTTGAGGACATGAGCGCCAGGATCCTGGTTCTGGATTTGGAGACCACTTGGCTCAGGGGGCCGGAGGCTCTGCCCATCGACCAGCAGCCGCGCATCATCGAGGTGGGCGTGGCCGTTCTCAGCAAGACCAAGGGCCTCAAAAAATTGGAGACCTTCAGCACCTTCCTCAACCCCGGCATTCCCATCCCGGAGGAGAGCGTCAAGATCACGGGCATCACGGATGAGATGGTGGCTGAAGCGCCATCGTTCCCAGGGGTCTATAATCGACTGGTGGAGTTGTTCTATGGTTGCCGGATCCTCGTGGCCCACAACCTCTCGTTTGATCGAGCGGTGTTGATCTCTGAGCTTGAGAGGATTGGACGGCCATACCAATTCCCGTGGCCACCGGAGCACATCTGTACAGTCGAGGAGACCGAACATCTGAAGGGCAAGATGCTCAAGCAAAAGGACCTGTACCAACTCGCCACCGGAGAGGAAGCCAACCAAACCCATCGAGCCCTCGATGACGTTGATCAGTTGGTCACGATCCTCCGTTGGATCCAGAGAGAGGAGAACCCACCATGGCTGAGGTGATATGATCCATTTGAGATTGCGGACTGAGTTCAGTTTCCGGAGGGCTTATGGGCGACCATCGCAGGTCCTCGATGCCCTTGGTCCCAACCCAATCGCTGCCGGCATAACGGACACCGGAACCTGGGGCCACGTGACGTGGTGGAAGCAATGTCGAGAGGCAGGGGTCAAGCCAATCCTGGGGGCGGAGGTCCTGTGCGTGCCGGATCCCTTGGACAAGACTCGCCAGACCGGACCCATGGTTGCTCTTTTGGCCACCTCTGAGAAGGGCCTGGGGGAGCTATACCGGCTCATGAGTCGAGCCAACGGGGCAGATCAATTTTACTATGTCCCACGCACAAGCTACGATCAACTGAACAAGACCTCTCCCGGCATCGTGGTTCTCTCCGGAGCCAATGCGGATCTGGGAGCCTTGAAGGATCGTGAGAACGTCTGGTTGGAAATGACTCCTGGCAACAGCGCTTGGAATCGGAGAGTGGCCAGTGAGAAGGGTTGGAAGAAAGTGGTCACCGGCAACAACCTATACCCAAGGACGGAGGACAATGAGGTTTATGAAATCTTGGCCGGTCGCAATCGGCGCACTCGTATCAGTGGCACTCATATTCAGAGCCACGAGGAGCTTGCGCTTGATATCCCGCAAGCAGGACCCTCAGAGTTTGCTGCGTCGCATCAGATCGCAGGGCTTGTAGACATCCAAGGTCTGCCACAAAGCGTGATGGTCACGGAGGACTGGCCAAAGGATCTGTTGACCCTCTGCCAAGAGGGCATCAAGTATCGAGGCTTCACCAAGACCGGCAAGCTCCGGTGGACGGCTGCGTATGAGGCCAGGATGAAGCATGAGTTGAAGATGCTCCGGGACAAGGATTTTGAAGACTACTTCCACGTCATCACAGACATGGTCGTTGGGGCCAAAGATGCCGGGATGTTCGTGGGACCGGCTCGTGGTTCCGCTGCCGGCTCGCTGGTCTGCTATCTGCTCAGGATAACCGATGTGGATCCAATCCTTCATGACCTCATGTTTGAGCGATTCGTGGACGTGACCCGCAGCGACCTCCCGGACATTGATATTGACTTCCCTGATGTGAAGCGGGAGGATGTGATCCAGCAACTCAGGGATCGCTGGGGAGAGGACCGGGTTGGGAGGTTTGGAACGGTCATGAGATACAAGCCCAAGAGTGCGATTGGCGATGTGGCTCGTGAGCTGAATATCCCGCTGTGGGAGGTCGAGGATGTGAAGGGCACGATCACTGACCGTAGCTCCGGCGATGAGCGTGCCGCATTCGGTGTAGCAGACGCCTTAGATGACACCGAGGTAGGAAGGGCCTTGGTGGAGAAGTATCCTGGTATGCGGCTGGCAGGGGTGATCGAGGGCCACGCGAGACAGAGCGGAATGCATGCGGCTGGAGTCCTGGTGACCGAGAGTCCTTTGACGGACTTCGCTGCGGTCACTCGGGATGGGATGGCCCAGATCGACAAGAAGGATGCTGACGCCTTGGGGATGCTCAAAATTGACTGCCTTGGGCTCCGGACTCTCTCTGTCTTGGAGGACTGTCTGGCCCAGATCGGGAAGGATCCCGAATGGCTGAACAACTATCCTCTCGATGATGAGGAAGCGTTTGAGGTTCTCAATGAGGAAAGGTATGCCGGCATCTTCCAGTTTGAGGGATATGCCCTCCAAGCTCTCTGTCGGGAAATGAAGATCAGGGACTTCAGCGACATCGCATCCATCACGGCCCTGGCCCGTCCTGGCCCTCTCCATTGTGGGGCTGCCAGCGACTTCGTTGCCCGGAGATTGGGGACCCAAAAAATCGAGGAGCTTCACCCAATTCTGACAGAGGCTGCGAGCGACAGCTATGGGACCGTCATCTACCAAGAGCAGGTCATGAAGGTTTGCCGGGAGATGGGCCAGTTCAGTTGGGAGGATGTGACGATGATCCGTCGCATTATGTCCCAGAGCTTTGGTGATGAGTTCTTTGCGAGGTACTGGGAGAAGTTCAGGAAGGGAGCAGCCAGCGTTGGCGTGGATGAGGAGACGGCACAGATCGTTTGGGACAAGATCTGCACGTTTGGATCGTGGGCCTTCAACAAGTCTCACGCCGTGTCGTATGGACTCATCTCATACTGGTGCTGTCTCCTCAAGGCCCACCATCCCCTGGAGTTTGGAGCAGCCTGTCTCCGCAACACCAAGGGTGACGATCAAGCCATCAAGATCCTCCGGGAGCTTATGACTGAAGGAGTCGCATTCACGCCGGTCGATCCAGACCACTCTGGGCTCACTTGGGAGGTCCATGAGGGCCGGTTGATTGGAGGGTTGACCAACATCAAGGGCATCGGTCCAGCCAAGGCTCGCGACATCATGAGGAGACGCGATGAAGGCAAACCGATGACCCCAGGACTGGCCAAAGCTCTGCTGGATCCGGAGACGCCATTTGATCGACCATTTGAAGCCAAGGATAGATTTGGGGACATGTACGACAACCCCAGCGACCATGGGATCAATTCTGGAGGAGTGTCACGGATCCAGGACATCCACGAGGCCGGAGAGTATGTGTTCATCGGCAAGCTTGTACAGCGGAAATTGCGGGACATGAATGAGGCGTTCACAGTAGCCCAACGTGGGGGTCGATTGATCAAAGGTCGGACCAGATTTTTGAACCTAGTTTTGGAGGACGATAGTGGCCAGATCATCGGCAAGGTGACACGGGACCGATACCACAAATTGGGCAAGCCAATCGTTGAGGAAATGAACAACGGTGACTACTGTCTTTTCAAGGGCATTGTGCGCGATGGATGGCGTATCGTTTACATCAAAAAATGGAGGTATCTTGAGGGCAAGGATGCCCCACCTTTGGAGGCTGTAAATTGAGTACAGAATCAGGGCTCTGGGGACTCATCAGAAAGAGCCATCCTGAGGGCCATTGGGTCAGGGTTGAGAACCGTGTCGAGCTTGGGACTCCTGACGTCAATTTCTGCCTCCCAGGTGGCTTTGAAGGATGGGTAGAATTGAAGGTGGTATCGAGATGGCCAGTGCGTGGCGGTCCTCTCCGGACTCCCCACTTCACCAAGGAGCAAAGGTGGTGGCTCAGGACTCGGACCAAGTATGGAGGCCATGCTGGATTGCTCCTCAGAGTGGACAAAGGTCCCAAGCGATATTTGTTGCTGCCTGGGGCTTGGGCTGCGGACTATCTTGGCGAGGAGACTCAAGAAGTTTTGGAGCAGAGAGCCGTGGGAGTTTGGGGTCCCAACTTTGACAAATATGAACTCATGAGAGCCGTGAAGCTCCTGTAGCGCCAAAGGGCCTATGGCCCTATGTTGTTCCCGAATCAGCCGCCACAGAATTGGAGATTTGGCTGGATAGGGTGCGTCATTACTCGTGTTCCAAAATAGGCCCATTTTCAGGTAGCCAATCGCTCCAATCTCAGCGTATCTTTGATGTAGGGAATGATCCCTGAAACGAGGAGATTGAAATGACGGACCTGACCAACGCTTCAGACGCACTGCTGACCTACCTCAGGGAAGCTGCCATCAACGATGACTGCGAGGACTGGGCAGACGTGATGTTGGAGGACGGAGAGTTGACCGCCCAACAGCGTGGCAACATGACAGACCTCAAGGGCAAAGGGCTCCTGGAATATGGCGTGCGGGATTCTGATGGCTGGAGAGAGTACACTTGGTACCGTGTGGACATGGTGACCGAGGTTCAGATTGTTGGCGTCAACCAGGAGGGGGCCTGAGACGGTCACTCTCACGAGGGCTGAGCAGTTGCGGGCAGGACGGGCCTGGAACAAGATGATTGACCATGAGTGCGGAATTGAGCCGGATGGCCTTTTCCCAGAGGGTCACCAGGTCGATGATCCGACTGGCGAGATGGGCTGGACGATGTTGACCATCGAGGCTGACCGTCAGGCCAATTGGGACAGCCGGACTTATGAGGAAATTTTGGCCACCAAAGCCCAGGACGTTCTGGCCTGGGAGAACGCATCATGAACACCATACCCAAGGAGATTGAAATGGACAAGTATGAAGCCCAGATGAGATTCGCATTCGCAGCCGTCGCCACCATCGCTGGTGAGATGGCCTCTGGCGATTTTGAAGGCCACTCGGGAACCATCAATATGGAGATGGCCGGAGCTATGGAAAATTACCTCAACTTGGTGGGCTATGTATCGGCCCATGGGATGCGCCATAGCGGCTACACCCTCAGAGAGCTACAGGGCAACATCGAGGATCTTGGACGCCGTGGTGTGGTGACCCAAGAGACGGTCGATGCCGTGGAGCATTATTGCTCTGAGGTTGACAACCTGTACTTGGATGAGCCCATCCAGTGCGGCAAGAGACGGGCCTCCACCAAGTGTGAGTGCGGTTGGAGAAGCTGGAGCCAGAACCACCCTTGCCAGGAGGGGGCCTGAGACGGTCACTCTGAGAGAGCAAGCTTGGCTGGACATGATCGCTCGTGAGAATGGAGCCACCCATGATTGCGAGCTTTGTGGCCGCCCAATCCGCCACAAGGGCTGGTGCGTCGGCTGTGAGGCAGATCTGGACCATGGCCAGGATGACTATTACTACGCTCTCAATCAGGAGGACGGATCATGACGGACTTCCTGCTGAAGGATGAGGGAGAGTTCATTGCCGTCAAGCCTCAGACGGAGAGGGCCAAGGAATGGGCCCATGAGCATGGCTACAAGAATGACCTCCACGCCCAGTTCCCTGATGGGTTCTGCGGCCAGCCCACTTGGGCTCCCGGACACGATGGGGTCTACTCATTCGGCATCCGCCCAGGAGCCCCATACGTCTTCATCAGCCTCATCGAGTCGGCTGGCTTCTCCCAGCAAGGAGACTTTTGATGGCCCACTATGTGATGGACGTCAACTTCATCGGCCAGCCCGTGGCCCGCAAGTTCACCAAGCGGCAACGACACGGCGTGTGGCAGGTTCGCATGGACACGATTGTAGCCGGTTGGATGGTGGACTCGACCTTCTACCCATTGGACACCAACGAGGGCCGGCAGACGCTGGCTAGGATGTGCGTATCACCCGATATGCTGACGGAGGAAAGGTGATGAGCCGTCTCAAACCTTGGAACGACCTCTTCCATCCCGCACCGGACAGAAAGAAGGTGACTTGCCGGTTGTGCGGACGGAGAGTGGTCATCATGAAAAATGGACAGATATTCAACCACCATGGAATCGAGGACCGGAAGCAATGGTCCAAGACGACGTGGTGCCCAGCAGGACTCACGCAACACAAGGAGATTGAAAATGGATAAGCGGATCAAGGATGTGGTGGAGTTCGCAGAGGAAGTCTTGGAGGCAGTGACCAGGACCATCCATCACGAGTATCTTGGAGACACCAGCATCGCTGAGTCCCACGACATCGAGGAGTACACGTTTGGGCTACAGAGGGCCATCGATGCCCTCAAAGCGGATCCTCCCAGAGAGTTTGACTTTGGGATGACTGGAGACCGGGAGGACGTGCTGGAGCAGATGGTGGACCAAGGCCAGCTGGCCAACGTCTTGGATGCCCTGGCCCAAGTCTGCCACAACAAGGGAGCCCATCTTGACCACGCATGGGACGATGTCGCTGCTGCCGGTCGCTGGGCTGGGGCCGCTGGTGAGATCGAGGAGCTTGCGGCTGAGACAGCCTACCCATGGATCATCCACCGCACAGGCCCACGCCTGATGAAGTCCAACCGCAAAGGAGATTGACTGATGAAGGAGCAAATCACGGAACAGATTGAGTACAGCTGCCAGATGCTGGACGGTGGCGGCATTTGGAGGAAATGCGCGATGGCTCCTCCGGCTGACGTGAAGGTGCCGTGCGACAACCAGTTGGACGCCAAGGCTTGTATCGAGAAGTGGGACCCTTGGGGCAAGTTCAAGTGGCGCATTTGGAGGACCAGCGTCAAGACCACCCGCAGCATCGTCAGGACCCTCGACCGCCATGGCCCCAAGAGAGCCGGGAGCCTCTGATGCCCTACATGAGCGTCATCGCGCCATGCTTCCTCTGTGGGGTTGTATTCGCATCCAATCCCAGCAAGGTTCCCTCCGTGGACAACCAGCCCATTTGCGAGTCATGCATGGAGCGAGTCCAGGAGGCCCGCAAGCGCCAGGGGATGCGTCCATTTCCAGTACCGCCAGGAGCCTATGACGGTGCGGAGGAAGTCTCATGAAGAACCGGCAGATCAAGAAGTCACTGCGAGGCTCGACCTGTAAGGTGTGCGGAGCCCCAGTACACGCAAAGAGGCCCTGCGAGGCGTGTGGCAGCCATGATCGAGGGGATAGGAGTCAGGTACACGCTCGCAAGGCGCGTAGGAAGCGATATCACAAGCGAGGCAGCAGGGGCTGATTTGACCCCATTTCCAAACAGATAGCCAAACTAAGCAGTTTGAGCGTATCTTTGCTGTAGGGAATTCACCCTGACGAAGGAGATTGAAATGACGGACACGAGAACACTCGGACAGAGACTGGTTGACGAAGCGGATCAGGCCATCAAGGACCAGTACCTCAAGAGAGCCGCCAAGCAGCTCAACAATGCGGCCAAGAACCTGAGCATCGCAGCAGACCACTCGACCCTGGGCCATGACAACCGGGAGCGCCATCTTTGGAGAATCGTTCAGACCATGACCAACCTGGTTGCGAATGGTGACCTCCATCTGCCGCAGGTCATGGCCAAGTTGGAAGACCTCCAGACATTCATCCTCAACCAGGAGGGGGCCTGAGACGGTCACTTGCCGCTGGGAATTACAGAGCTTTGATCCTGACACTGGCGCATGGGTGAGCGCACCGATGTCTGACCCCAACCCCATCGATGGATCCAGATGTGCTGACCAGGTTGTGTTTGCCATGGACTATGCGCCTGGTCTCCGCAACCGTCGCTTCAGAGTCCTCCAGATTGAGACCACCACCACCGAGGCCACGCGGTCATGGGATGTGGCCACGCCCAAGGAGCCGGTGGCGCAGTTGGATGGCGAGCACGTTGATGAGCATGAGGATGAGGTGTTTGAATATCTGGACAAGCTCCGGTCCTCCGGAGCCGTCAACATGTTTGGTGCCGGCCCATACGTCCAGGAGACGTTTGAGATGACCAAGAAGGAAGCTGGCTGGTATGTGGGTGAGTGGATGCGCACGTTCAATGAGCGCCATTCCATCTAGTCGAAACTGGCCCCACACGGGGCCGGTCGTTCGTGAGGTGGCTCCTCCGGACCTGATGAGACAAGCCAACAGAAATGGAGATTGAAAATGACGGACCTGACCCCCAGAATCGAAATTGCGAAAGAGGAGCACAATCATTCCTGCCACAGCTGTGGTGCTCGCAACTACCAAGCCTACACAAAGCCGGTTGACGTGGACACTCTTTTCGCAGTCGAGATTGGAACTGGCCATACGACCACCATCGTATTCTGCGCCGACTGCCTCCAGTTGCTCGCCCAGGCCATCCACCCGCACCGGAGTGGATCATGAAAATCAAGACCATCATCGGAGAGGTCAACGTGGAGCGCCAGCGCAAGTATCGCTCCGTGGGGACCGTGACCGTCAAAGTCATCATGATGAAGGACGGAGACCGGGACCAGAGCTTCACGCTGGAGCACCATCTGTACGGCATGGACGGGATCCGGAGACGGAGAGACGTCACGGCCAGGGTCATGTGGGAGGCGGTTGAGGAGATGTTGAAGGACCGGGATGACTTGGAGGGCATGACGGTCAGAGGCGTGACCGTGGTTGAGGAGAATCAGATTTGGTCCACCCCGTTTGATGAGATGTATCCCAAGGATGAAGAGGGGAACAGATCATGAGCTACGGTGACAGCGACCACAAGCATTCAGATCCTGCGTATCAGCGGGCCATCGACCGCAACATCAAACGCAACGCCAAGATCGGGAACCTGCGCCGCATGCCGGCAGAGGTCCGGACCTTGGCCGACTCTTTGGATGCCGAGCAGCGTGCGAGGTTTGAGACGGGCCTCCAGAAAATGGACAATGATGAGCGTGCCCATGAGGGCCTGATGTCCATCGAGGAGCACCTGGAGCATTGGACGCCTTGGTGGGGTGGCTCTGAGTTCTCGCAAGTCTCCCACGCCACGGACATAATCGAGGACCAAGACCGGGGTGACAGCAACGGAGGATTTGGCCCCAAGCTTGTCGCAGCCTGGATCGTTTTTGGAAAGCTCTCCCCTAAGCAGATGAAGTGGGTCAGGAATATGCCTAGAGAGATGGCAAAGCGTGCTAGGAGCCGTTTGGAGGCTCAGGAGGCCCGGAAGGGCTCTGAGTGGGTGGGAAGCCTGGGAGAACGGCTGCATTTGCTCCCGGTGACCGTTATGTTTGAGACTCACATCGAGGGAGAGTGGGGAACATCCAAGTTGGTCAAGTTCACGGACCCTGACGGGAATGAGCTTGGCTGGTTTGGATCCGGAGCCGACATTTGGGATCTGAAGAAAGGTGATGAGGTCCTGCTGACTGGGACCGTCAAGAAGCACGACACGTACCAAGGCATCAAGCAGACGATGCTGACCCGTTGCAAAATCAAAAAAGGAGATTGAAGATGAGCGACAAGGCCAACGCAATTCCGCTGTTGTTCCTGTGCCTGGGGCTCGACCCCAACGACTACAAGAGGCTCAGGTTTGCCCAGGTCACGGCCAGCGAGTTTGAGAGCGGTGAGAGTCCGGACCTGATGATGTTGGATGGGATGCTGGGGGAGAGGGTTTGGAAGCAAGATCGCATCCACAGCTATGCTCGTGGCCGTGGCAAGAAATGGAATGGGAGCTACCCACAGTGCGGTGTCGTGTATGAGATCGAGGCCGTGCTGACGGAGGAGACCGGGAGCATCTGGCCTGGAACCAAGCTCCATCGAGGGCTGTGGCCAGACTCGTATGCCCGCCAACAGTGGGGTGCCATGGACGATGCTAGGAAGC